AGAAGCCGGACGGCGATGTGCGCTACCGGATCAAGGGCCGGGAGTACGACCGGTCCGAGGTATGGCACGAGAAGCAGTACACGGTGCCCGGAATGGCTGTCGGCCTGTCGCCGATAGCGTATGCGGCGCTGGCTATCTCGCAGTATGTGTCGGCGCAGCAGTTCGCGGTGGCGTGGTATACGCAGAACGCTATCCCCGCTGGCATCCTGAGGAATTCAGCCAAGACGATCAAGGCCGAGGAAGCGTTGGAGGCGAAAGCGCGGTTCAAGGCGTCGGTGGCGCAGGGCGACGTTTTCGTAACCGGCGTGGACTGGGAATTCTCGCCGTTGCAGTCGAAATCGAACGACGCGGCATTCCTGAACTCAATGAACGCATCGGCCGCTGACATCGCGCGTTTCTTCTCGGTCCCAGTGGACATGATCGACGCGTCGCAGGCTGGCACGTCTGTGACATATGCGAATATCACGCAGCGGAATTTGCAGCTTCTCATCCTGCATTTGGGGCCGATGATCAGCCGCCGCGAGGATGCGATATCGGCGAGCCTCATGTCCGGCCCGCGTTTCGTCAAATTCAATACGGACGCGCTTTTGAGAATGGATCCTCAGACGCGTTCGGCGATGATGGGCCAGCAGGTCCGGGACCGCCTGCGGGCGCCGGACGAACTGCGCCAGCTCGATAATTTCGAGCCTTTCACCGAGGACCAGTACGCGCAGATAGACCGGCTTTTCACGACGCGCCGGGTGACGGTGACGACGCCGGCGACGCCGGTCGAGACGGAGGGATTGGTCGATGGCATCGAGAGCTGAATCGGCGGCGGCCGCGCGCGCGGCGGGAATGTCGGCCCCTGCGGACCGGCCGCGGCGGCGCGCGTCATCGGAGGACGGGTCCGGCCGTGCGGCAGGCCGCGCGCATATCGCATCGGTCGACGTGCGGGCGGTGTCGGAGGATCCGGGCTCATTGCTGCGCTTCGCTGGTGTCGCGTCGGCGACGGAGCGCGCCTACGAGATGTGGGATCTTTTCGGGCCGTACAGCGAGATCGTCTCGGCGGGCGCTTTCGCGGACACGCTCGCTCGCGCTGACCTGGACGTGCCGCTGGTGCTGGGTCACGACCAGATGCGGCGTATCGCTCGCACGTCGACCGGGACGCTTACCCTCGCCGAGACTGCGGACGGCCTGGACGTGCGCGCGGACCTGGACCCGGCTGACCCGGACGTGGCCTACATCGTGCCGAAGCTGCGGGCCGGGCTGGTGGATGAAATGAGCTTCGCGTTCCGCATCACGTCCGGTCAGTGGTCCCCGGACTACAGCGAGTACCGCATCAACGCGGTGGATCTGCACCGCGGCGATGTGGCGATCGTCGGCTACGGCGCGAACCCCAACACGACGGCGACGCTCGGCGAGCGCGCCTCACACATGTCTTTCGCGCGGCTGCGACTTATCGCGGCCGTCGCCTGAATCGTCATCGCTGCGCGGCTCGGCTGCCGGACTCCTGCGGGCTCCGGCGACTCGCCTGGGGATGCGACCCGTCAACTACCAATGTAAGGAGCACAGCAATGACCATCACCAATGCGCAGCGCGTCGAGCGTGTGCGCACCCAGCTCGCGGGGCTCATGGCCGAGCGGGCCACCCATGCGGAGGCCATCTCGTCCGTGCTGGACGCGTGCGAGACGGAAGCTCGGCGCGACCCGACGCCGGATGAGGCGCAGCGGGTCGAGGCTGCGCAGGCCGAGAGGAAGCGGCTGGATGCCGAGATCGCCGTGATGCGGGAGCGTTTCGAGGAGGTCGAGCGTGACCTCGCCGAGGAGACCGCGTACCAGAGGATGCGGTCGCTGGTCCTCCCGGCCGAAGCGGCGCCTGTAGAGCAGCGAGCGGGCGGCGCGGTCGTCACATCTGAGGCGCGCACCTACACGAGCGAGTCTGCGCGGCAAGGCGTCTCGTTCTTCCGGGACGCGTACACGGATGCGGTGCACCGCGATTTCGAGGCGGCGGCGCGCCTACAGCGTCACCAGTCGGAGGCCAGGGTGGAGGGCGAGCTTTCGCAGCGCGCCGTCGCCACCACGGGTCTCGGCGGCCTCGTCGTGCCGCAGTACCTCACCGACCTGGTGGCCCCGGTGCTGCGCAACGGGCGCCCGTTCGCGAATTCGATCCGGCGTCTGCCGCTGCCTGCGGACGGCATGTCCCTGGTGATCCCTCGGGGTACCACGGGCGTGTCTGCCGATGTGCAGGCTACGCAGAACACGGCTGTTTCGAGCACCGACGCGGTGTATCAGGACCTGACGGTCCCGGTCGTGACGATCGCGGGCCAGCAGGATCTCTCGCGCCAGTCGCTTGAGCGGGGAACCGGCGTCGACGCGCTGGTCTTTGCGGATCTCGTGAAAGCCCATGCGGCGCAACTCGATTCGCTGATCCTGAACGGGGCTGGTACGGGTGGCACTCCGCTCGGCGTGCTGAAGACCGCGAACATCAACTCGGCGGCGGCTTTCGGCGCGGCGGTGACGGCCACGAATTTCTACGCGAAGATCGCGGGCCAGATCGCGGCGGTAGCCGGGCAGGGCGCCGGGGTCGATGCGGATCTCATCGTCATGCACCCGCGCCGGTGGGGCTGGCACCAGTCGCTGGTCGACACGGCTGGCCGCCCGCTGAACGTCCCCGGCGGGTACGGAATCGTCAACGGCCAGGGCGTCACGACGATGCCGGGCTGGTCGTCCTCGGGCGACGGCGACGGCGTGTCCGGCGCGATCGTCGTGGGCGGCATCCAGGGCCTGCCGGTGATCACCGACGCCAACATCCCGACGAACGTCGGCACGCAGTCCGAGGATCAGGTGCTCGTGCTGGATACCGCTCATCCGCTGCTGTGGGAGGACGGGTCGGGCATCCCGACCCAATTCCGGCTTGAGCAGACCCTCGGCGGGCAGCTCACGGTGAAGCTCGTCGTCTACTCGTACATCGCATTCACGGCGGGCCGGTATCCGGGCGCCGTCGGTGTGGTGGGCGGCAAGGACGCCACCGCAGGTCAGGGCCTCATCGCCCCGACGTTCTAATCACAGGCCGGTGCGCCGGGCGGCGACAATCTGCCCGGCGCACCGGTTCCCCGGTGAGAGGAGGACCATATGGCCGACATTCCGCAGGACCTGGCCGCGAACTATGAGCGGCTGGCCGCCGATTTCGGTTTCGACTGGGTCGCCGGCGAGTGCGATAAGGCCGGCGCCGCGGATGTTGCGGCGTGGGCGCGCAAGCGCGCCGCGGAGTCCGGGCAGTCGCGTGAGCCGGGTCGTGACCGGGCGTGACGAACCTTCTCACCTCTGCTGAGGTAGTCGCCGCGGTCGGGCTCACGACCGCCATCTCGGCACGCGATCAGACGCTGATCGACCAGATCGCGGCATCGATCGGCCCGGTGATCGAGGGCATCATAGGCCCGGTCCAGCCGCGCGACGAGACGTACACCGCGAACGGCGGGGTGCAGGCGATCACGCTGCCGCACCGGCCGAACGCGATCGCGTCGGTGACGGTGAACGGTACGCCGTCGACGCAGTGGTACGCGGTCCTCGATTGGGGCGTGGTCTATTGCGGATCCCGCTTGGCCCCGTATCCATTCCCGCCGGGCGAGGTTGTGATCGCGTACTCGGTCGGCTACGCCACGGTGCCCGCGAACGTCGTCTATGCCGCCATGGAGCAGTGCCGCATCTGGTGGCAGCAGGGCCAGCAGTCGCTTCACGTCGCGTACGGCTATGACGAGCAGCCCGGCACGGTGCCGATGGGATTCGCCGTGTCGACGCGGGTGCGTGAGCTGCTGGCGCCGAAACCGGCACCGCCGGGGTTCGCATGATCGCCGAATCAACATTCGCGGTGCGCTCCGGCGTCGCCGCCCTGGTCGCCGCGGTCCTCGCGGCAGATTCCGGGGGCGCCGAGGTCGGTGTCTTCTGGGGCGAGCCCGGACCGGCATTCCCGCGGGAGTTCGTCTGCATCATGGGCGCTCAGGTCGACGTCGCTGCCGCGACGATGGGCACCACCCGCACGCGCGACGAGACGATCCGCACCCAGATCAACATCGTCGCGAACAGACAGGGCACCGACGCGCAGCAGCAGTCGGCCGCGCGTGCCTACACGCTCCTCGCGGCCCTCGAAACGCGGCTGCGCACCGACGATCCCACGCTCGGCGGCGCCTGCTGGCAGTGCCTGGTGACCCGTATCGAGGAGTCCGGCGGCACGCCGCCCGGCGACCGCGCGGCCGGCCGCTACACCGAGATCATCGCCGAATTGACGGCACGCGTCCGGATCACCAACTAGGAGCCATCATGCCGACCATCCGCAACACCGCCGGGTACGACCTCGAAGTTTCCGGCGCCGTCTATCCGTCCGGCGAGCCCGTCGAAGTCACCGACGTGCAGGCCGCGTATCTCAGCACAAATCCGAACTTCGCCGTCGAACCCGACGGCGAGACCGAGCGGCCGAAGGCCGGAAAGAAGGCATAGCCATGGCCGGACCTTATTTGCAGTCCGACTGCTCGATCGGCATCAAGAAGGAATTGGCGTTCGGCACCGCCGTGACGGTCGATCAACACCTGGAATTCAACTCCGAGACCTTGCAGAAAGACATTCAATTCTTGCAGGGCAACGGGTTTCGGGCGGGATCTGCGTCTGAGCGTTTCAACCGCCGATACGCGGGCAAGATCGACATATCTGGGGATATCGTCTGCGACGCGGATTCGGTGACTCTCGCGACGCTGCTCGAAGCGGCATTCGGGACGGTCGCGACGGGCGGCGTGACGGCGCCTTTCGGTCGGCTCTTCTCTCCGGCCATGGGCGATAATCCTCCGTCGTACACGATCCAGAAGGGCATTCCGCTCGTCGGCGGCACCGACGTGAAAGCCCACACTTTCACCGGCGCCGTGTGCGGCCAGATGCAGATCAATGCCGCGAACGACGCGATCGTGGAGGTCACCACGAGCTGGGTCGGTAAGGATATGAGCACCGCGGCGCCGCTGGTGACGCCTGCATATCCGGCCGCGTCCAACGTCTTCCATTTCCACAAAGGCTCTATCGCGATCGGCGGAACCGCGACGATCCCCACCGCGACCAGCCCGTCGACCGGCGCGACACCGGTCGCGGATGTGCGCGACTGCCAGATCACGCTGAACAACAATTTCGACGGAAACGGCTGGAATTTCGGCGGCGCCGGTTCGCGGAACCGGGCCCCGGCTTACGGTCGCCGCGAAGTCACCGGGCAATTGACAGCCGAATTCGACGCCGTGACGCTGAGAGACGCGTCACTCGCCGGAACCGGCCTCGCGCTGGTGCTCGATTTCACGGCGGGCGCGAACGAGCGTTTGCAGATCGTCCTCCCGAAGATCGGTTTCGAGTCCAATGTGCCGAACTCGAACGGCGGCGACGTGATCACGCAGCAATTCAATTTCAAGGCATACGAGGATGCCGGTAACCTGGCGGCATACGTGCTGCTACAGAATGCCGTGGCGATTGTCTGATGGCGGACGAATCCGCATTCCGCGTCGAATTCAACAAAGAGGAATTCGCCGGTTTCCTCCGTGCGCTCAAGACGTTCGAGCCCGCACTCGCGACCGCGACCCGGCGCAATCTGCGTCATGTCGGCGACGAGACAATCGCCGATATGCGATCGGTCATTGCCGGTGGCCCCGGCTCCGGCAGGTACGGTGTGCAGGCGGGGATTCAGGCGGGACTCAAGAC